GCGATACTGCCAGATACTATGGCTGTAGCACCAGTTGCAGGTTGTGTAATTGTATCTCCTGCTGCAAACGCTACATTTGTAGACAAGGTAATAAATTCTTGTGCACCTGGTAAGAATCGTATAATATTAACTGTACCTGGTAAATCCTGCGTAAATGTATCACCCACGGTATCAATGATAACTTCGGCACTTGGAACTGTTGGACCATTCAGCCATGATGTAGTATGGACGTTAGCCACAGTAGAAGTTGGCAATAATTGGTTGACAGATGATTCTTCAACTAAGCTACCAATTGCGTGTACCTGCGGAGCACCTGTTCCATCAACAGCACGACGTATTTGTCCAAGTACATTATTGTGACGATCAATAGTCCAATATGTAATTTTTTCACCGTTGATATATACCACGCCAGGGGTTGGTGGGTATGTATTTGGATTAGGGGTCATAAACACGTTGGCATTGGTAACGTGTATGTTAGCATCAGTAATATTTAAATTAGCTGTTAGCGTTGTAGTATTTGAATTAAAGATAGCATAATACTGTGGCCATAGACTATAGTCAATTGCAGCAGCATTTGTATTCATATTGTGTACAATACGATAACTTACTGGTGTAGTATTACTGTGTAATCTTGTGGTCACTTTGATGTTTAAATTATCAAATGTAATGCCGGGTACTAATTCCTCAGGTGCATGGCTACTATAAATGTCGTAATAGGCGCCACCGTCGATATTAATATCCTCGGCACGGGTTCCTAATGCTGTGTCTAAATAGCTACTTTGAATAATTGTATCTAAGTAGATAGGATTATTAGAATCAAAATAAACAATAGATACATTTGATCCTAACGCAATATTACTCATCACACCATTTAATACCATCTTGTCTGGTGCAATACTTAAAATTTTCACATTAGCTGTAGTGTCAGTATCCGTATTGGTTACAGTAAGTGGTAAACGAGTTTCTAAACCAAATGTAGTAAAGTTAAGTTTAGCAATATTTGAACTTATCATTGTAGCATTAGTTGTAAAGAATGCTACTACGTTAGAAGTAATTACAGAACTTGTGGCATTGTATTTTAATCCGTCAACACGAACACCTGGATATGTCATTCCAGACATTAACTGTTTCATATCCAGGCCAGGCATGTTGGCGCTTGGAATATAGCTGGCCGATATACGATCTGCTGCTGTAGAAAACTCTTCTCCGCCAATGGCTCTAAATTGTGTGTAGTCAAATATGTTATTAACCGCTACAGGATTTACATTTGTAACTACACCATTTATTGCTATATTACCATTGCGTCTTACAAAGTTGCTGGTAACATTAGATACTGTAATAAGGCTATTGTTACTACTGATAGAAATTATCTGTGCATTAGCTTCAGTATTAAGCTGAGTAACATAATCGCCAATATTGGCTGAAATGTTACCACTTAGTTTTAAGGTAGCACTACTGTAGACAACACCAACTGCTTCATAGCCTTTGCCATTGTATCTTACCCAGTCGGATGAAATAATTCCGTCAAATGGTAATTCATCCCAGTTGTCGCCTGGTTGATCAAAGTCACTTAAGAAACTATAAGAATCGTTTTTACTCCAAGCAGTTACGTTACTGCTATAGCTAACACGGTCAAATTTAATTGTAGTGTCAAAAGTTCTTATTTTGTTATAACTTTCATCTACCAAAGTTGTGTATAGATTAAACGGACTTGCGCCAGACTCTACTGTATAGAACGTTGGGTAAACAGCAATATTAGAACCAGCTTTACTTAACCAACGTCCGCTTAGGAACGTACCCGATACGTTCCAAAGTTTAACTGTGTTGTTAGTTGTATCAGCATAGACTTCACCTTGTGCACCAGAACCCGACTGTAACAAAATGTCACCAGCTTTGAGATTAACATTACCATTAACAGTTAATGTTGTTGTCGGCACACCCGGACGAACATTTAATGGAGTAGCATTTAAGTACAAGTATTCACCGGCCTTAAATGTTCCAGTAACATCAATTAAGTTAACATCTCTAAGAGTTAAAACATTACCGCCGGCAGTAGCAGAATACACTACACCAGAAGCACTTGTAGCTGGTTGCGTAATAATATCGCCAGCTCGTGCATGAGTATTGCTATCTAATGTAATATCCAATGTTGGAATACGTGCTACATAATGTTGCCCAATCAATGTTGGGTAGCCCACTGCGCCTGTTCCTGTACCAACAATAGAAATAGTTGGAGTTGAAGTATAGCCACTGCCTGGATTAATTACATTAAAACGAGAAATAGTATTTGATGTGATATCAACATCGGCCGTAACAACCGCGCCAGTACCACCACCACCTATAACATTAACAACTGGCGGCAAGTAGTAACCTGATCCAGGATTAGAAACTTTAACAGAAGCAATGCCATATCCATGATTATTATACCACGAGCTGTACTGTGGTAAATTAGCCAATGCATAGGCATCTGACGATACAGTACCGTTTGGACTACGATAAGCATTAACATTACTAATATATGTTGCTGGAATATCAAAGTCGGTTGTGTCGCCATAGTACTCGTCTGTACCATTATAGTTAATCAAATATTCACGAATGCTGGTTCTATAAGGTTTAACCTCATTGATATAGTTTTCGTAATAAGTTTGGTTATCTTGAATAAACGAAGGATATTGTATTAACTCTCTCAATTGATGGAAGATTGTGACAAAACTTGTTTTGAATACCCAGTCAACTGATTTTTGTTCGGTCAACACATAATTAATCATAAAGAAGAATAAATCATTAAAGTGAGATTTTAAATTATCTACAAAAATGTTATTCTGAATAGCATTGAATATAATACGTATTTCGTTGCTGGCAACAGTTGTAGTATACAAATTGCTGTTTAATTGTATTGTACCGTTTTCCAAGCCAACTAAATTCCACGCCGAACCGTTCCAACGATAGATAGAAAATTGACCATTTCCTCTGTTTAAGACTTTGGCTGTATCATTTATGCCAGGCGATAATGTTACTAAATCTGGATAGGTAGCAACCTGATATGTAACCTTACCAGTTGAGTCGTATGTAGTGTCGTACCAGTTTACAAACGACCAGTAGAATGGAGTATAGTAACTTTGTACAGAAACCAGTGTCCAGGTTGTGCCGGCCCAGGAATATGTAGCCCACAGTCCCTTGTTATTTTCATCTTGTTTTACTAATACAGTATAGCCAACTAATAAACCAGCAGTATCAATATAGGTTAATTCTGCATAGTTATTAACAGAGTAATCATAGTTTTCAATGCCTGGTTGTGGATCTGAACTGTACAATCCGTTGATGTTATATTCTTCAACGATAGGATATTGAATTAATACGTTGTTGACATATTGTACAAAATTCTCCAAGGCAGTTAAACGATCAACAAATATTGTTTGGTTAGGGCTGGTGCCTATACCTAATTTAGTCTGCGGAGTCAATGAAACATCTGGTACAGGATTTCCAAGTATGTCTGTGCCAGACAAACTGTCAATCATTTTCTTAATAATGCGATCAGGAATAAAGCTACCGCTTCTTCCTTCTTGAATCAATTGATATTCATTATGAATAATATTTGTATTTTTTAAACTATCGTGGTCTGCGTGGAATACTATAGTATTTCCAGAACCAATCAAATAGTCAGACACATTATAAAGACTAATAGTATCATCTCTCAATACAGCTGCATAAGGAATAGCCTGCGCTGCCGGGTTGGCAATGATATCCTGTATTGTGTTAATACTATTGATATGATTAGAATCTATTTCTCTTGTGGCTTTGTTAATTACCCAATAATAGTAACGACTGCGTAATAGTTTTGAAACAGGATCTACATAACTTTCAATTACATAAGCACTATTGTCTGGGTACAATGGTGTTCCACTGCCTTTGTATTGGCTTGGAGGAACTGCACTCATTACCCATTCAGCAACCTGTATCTTACTGCCAGGGAAAGTTGATCCCCAGTTATTTGAACGATATGTTAAATTACCTTGTTCATAGTCGTAGTAACGAACTTTGCCAATATCCCACCAGGTTTTGGTTACCTGTTCTGCACCCCAATGATAATCATTGTTTACAGAAAGATTTGGTTCGTTTTCGCCAACACCAACAGCAGCATTATATATTGCTGGATCATAGGCTGTGATGTAGTCTAAATCTTCTTGAGCAGCACCTAACACTTTGCCCTTGGCTGGATCAATATAATCAAAGTTAGTCAACAGAGTCTGCGTAGATTTATTGTAGATATACATTCTTGTAATGCTATCAAGATCTACTTTAGGTTGTTGACTGTTAATAATATCCCAACCAATGTTTCCAGTAAAGTTATTGTATGTGTAGTATGTACCAGCACTTGGAATGTTTATCTGACGTTCAGACAATGGATCTATACCAACGTGATTACTGTCACCGGGAGCACCAACCAACAGTACATTACCAGCCAATGCTAAACTTGTGCCAAATTGGTCGTTGCTTGATAATGATGTATTTTGTAATTGTTGTACCAATACGTACTGATCTGGTGTAGATACACTTAATGAACCTTCAACCAATCCATAGATAAACACAACACCCGATCCTTCAATACCATCGTGGAAAGCAGTTGATCCAGTGTCAAAATATGTTTCGTTTGTAATTTTGTCAAATGACATCATGTTAAACGATGCGCCGCGGCTGGCGCTAATTACCAACGATGTAGAATCTTTATTAGAAGTGATTTGACTACCAAAGGCATTAACATCTGCTTTACCTGGGTGTTTTAATGCTTGTACATTAGCAAATGTACTGAGTCCCATGTCTGTTAATATTGTGCCAGTGCCGGGTGCAATTATTAACTTTTCAAATGGTGTTGTGACTGTGCTGTTGATAGTTAGATAACCATAGTCTTGTGCAACAGCACTAACACCGGCAATATTAGCAGAATTGATTGCGGTTGCCACATTGGCCAATGTGGTTCCAGAAACTTGTACCAAGCGGCCATTGATATAGAAATTGTTGCCAGAAACAACAGTAGCATCGGCTACTGTGCTGGTAATGGTTCCATAGTTAGCGCCTGAGTTTACAAATCTGTAGACAATGCCACTGTGGTAACCTGGTTCACTATAACCGGGACTGGCAACGTAAATGTCTGCATCATTGCCAGCAATGTGCGATACTATACCAAATGCGCCGCCCGATGTTGGTGCAGGACTGGTTAGTTTTTCTAATAGCTGTATCTTATTAGTGTCGACTGTGATAATTGTTCCAACTACAGGAGGCTGAGTAAACGATACATTACCTGTATAAGCAGTGAAGCCACTATTTTGTACAGTACCATTGACAGTAACTTTAACTGTACTTGTAGAAATAGGGAATTGTGGATAATAAACATTGCCACCGTTGGCTACAAAACTTTCTTGACTACGATTGTAAACATAAACTGCACCGGCAGCAGCAACACCATTGACACGCTCATATGGAGCACCCACAATAGTTTGAGCGCCATCACTGGTTGTGTTTACAGTATAACCAAATTGTGAAGCAATGGCATTACCGGTGCTGACATAATTGTTACCAACAATAGTATTGGCTAAACTATAGTAACCTGTTGTATTGCTGTGATAAACGTAGACATTACCAACACCGGGCGCACCAACATACAACCAAGTTCCGTCGTCACTTGCCGAAACACTATAACCATAGTTGTCTCCATTGGCAGTTGTTGGGCTTGTTAGTGTCTGCGACCAAGGGAATGATGATACACCATTAAACTTGTGAATATGTACTCGGCCAGCCTGTGTTGCACCATCGCCTGGATGACCAATATATAATAAATTATTACTTGCTGATAGACTTGAGCCAAATAGTGTACCACCCGAGCGTTGTCCAAGATTACCAACCATGGTAAATGTATTGTTGTTAGCAACATTAGAGACAAATACTATTACGTTGCCATTGTTTAATGTTGGCATGCTGGCAGCAGCAAATGTAGCAGTAGGATTGATTGCGGTTACAGTACCAAATCCAGAATTAGTTACATAGCTGTTAGCATCTAACTCCATACTAATATTATTCAACACATCGGTGTTGGCAGTGGTCCACGGAGTTGATTTATTGTAAACTACCCAACCACCGGTATTTTGATCATAGTCGGACCAAAGTTTATCCCCGTCGATCCACTCATTAGGAGGAGTAAGAGCTGTTAAGTCTGTTGAATTCTTAAGACGTAGACTTACCAATTTATAAACTGGGCCTAAGCCAAGTACAGCACCTGCAGATTTTACAGTATCCAACATTGTTGCTGGAACTACAACTGTAAAGCTATATGCGTCAACTACGTTATATACTTGATAGAATCCGTTGATGCGATCATCAAATCCTCTAACAACAATTATATCACCGTAGACAAATGAATGCGGGGTTAAAGTAGTTACCAGGGCCATAACATCTACAGAGTAGGCAAAACTAACTACTGATAAATTGGTTTCTGTAACACGGTATACATTCCAACTTGTAGTAGTGTTATCTTTTGCAGCCCAAATCTTCTTACCAACAGAAATTTGATTCAAATGTTGATTAAGTTCGCCGTAGCTGGCCATGTCAAATATCTGAATATCGATGTCGTCTTTTTTAACATAGCCTGCTGTTAATATATCGTTTTCATAAAAACTTGACTCATCTCTATTTTGGAAAATTGACGGGCTATAAGTATCGCTGGTTAGATATAAATTAGCAGGATACACACTAATAGTGTGATCTACATTAACTACATTGTTTGGCAGTAGCGTAAATGTTACCGGATCGCCATTGAATGTGCCTTCGACTAATTCTAATTCGACAAACTGATTATTGTGTAATGCGCCATACTCGCCAACACGCATAGCCCATTCTTCGTATAGATTAATTGTACTATTGACACCATTGAAACCCGCAGCAGTAAAGGCTGTAACCGAGTTCATTGTACCCTTTTGTCTGATATAACCTTGATAAAACTGTGCCTGTGTTGGAATATCGATACCAAAGTTTGTTAAGTATTGGCGTGGACGGAAGCCAATTTCTGTTCCCACAAATCTTGAAAAGTCGCCTTGCAACTCAGGATCTGTTAGACTATTAAATCTTTGTGCCTTGCCTGAGTTATAGCTAAAGTTTGGCAATAGACCAGTGTGCAATTGATTGCTACTGATATTCTGCCACTCTGATGGATTGAATGTAGTTGTTGCTGTTAAGCTCTGCGTAGCGGTATAATAAGAATTCTTATAAGTTACCAATGAACCCAAGGCATAGTCTTTGCCAGGTTGCCATGCATCTACCTTTGGACTATTGTAGATAAATCCAGGTGGATTTAGTGCACCGGTCCATGAGCCAGTTTTTTGTCCAACAAGTTTTAAACGGTATTGTCTGTTGCCCAATGTTGGTACATAGATAACGTCATTAAATGCTGTGATGTTATCAAAAATTAATACGTGTTCATATTCGACTACGTCTAATACAGCCAAGGCAATAGTTTGATTGTTAATTGCGGTTACTGTAAAATTATTATCCGTTCTGGTAACCGACAAGGCGTTGTATTTGATAAAATTATAACCGGTATCGAGAATACGACTTCCCAATGGAGTATTTTCAACTTGATCAACTACTCCGGATGGAACATTAACCACTAAGTGTGATAAAATTGGACTTAATACTAATACGCTACCAACAGTCCAGCCTTGTTGACTCCAGGTTAAGAACTCTTGAGCACTTAACTTAAAATCTCTCTGTAGATTTAAATCTGAATCAAAGTCAGTGAATGCTACACCACTACCGCGCAAGAAACGCTCGTAGCTGACTAAGAAATCAACTACCTGTTGTTTATTATTAAATTCAAATCCGTAGGGTACAGTAACTTTATATTTTTGATAGTCATTGTAAATGACACCAACATCATTTAATGCTGTTATAGTATAGGCATTATTATTTGCCAAACTTGGAATAATAGTAAAATATGGATTGCTGGTATCGTATCCACTTACGGTATATCCGTTTTCACTCTTTTCAACAATAACAGCACTATAAGTTATAGTCTGAACTGGAGTTGATTTATAAAGTTGTATTTTATAGTTTTCGTTAGGAACAACAATACTATTAGTTGTACTGGTTGGACTTGCTTGTTCTGCCAATACTTCTAAGAAAGAAGCATCGCTGTAGCCGGCCATCTTATAGCCTAATTGTACAGAAACATTGTTTAGGTATCCAGTAATTTTTGTCACTGGATCAATACCAATACTTCGTAGATAGTCTGATATCCAGTTAATATAACCGGCTACTCTGTAAAATGAAGTTGAATTGTCAATTTGCTGGCCGTTAATTCTCACAGCCGAAGGAGTGATACGCTGTAGTGTATCAGCTAATACAAATTGATTAAGATCAGAATTTTTATAGTAACGAGTAACATCCATTAAACTACCAAAGTAGTATGCTGGTGCTGCCAATGCCAGGGCTTCTTGTACAGCATAAGGATAGTCACTGCTACGACGCCATGCTGTTTCAACTGGACCTTGTTGTCCTACATTATAACTACCATTGGCCTGACTACTGTTGAAACTCTTAACAATATATGAAGTTGGCGAACGTAAGATGCCATTTTCATCTACTGGTATAATGTTCAATAGATTTGGTCTGGCAAATCTTGGATCTGTATATGGACTTCCGTTGTTCCATACATAACCTAATGCTAAGTCATTCCATAATACAAGGTTACCGCCAGTATATGGAGCAGGGCCATAACGTCCTTGCCACCATGATGGTTCTTCGCTTATTCCCAACATTTCCCACGGATGTGTATGTGGACGATCGGTATCGTAGAAATAATTAAAAATGGCTCGCCATGTTCCTGGTAACGCTTCCCCGTTTACAGTATCAACAAATTTACTGTAATTCCAGGTAAAGGGATCCGAGGATTCAAAGTAGCTATTAGTTGTAAAGTCAACTCTATTACTACCTGCCCATTGCAAGAAGCTTCTTGTTAATAGTTGAGTAAACTCTTTGTTTGAGTAGTCAGAACGTCTAAACTTACCCGGCAAATAGTTATATAAAAACTCAGTGTTGCGAACATGATCAACTTTAATGTTATTGTAAATGCGTAATTCAAATTCTAAAAGCAATTGATCTCTGAAGTCCCCAAAGGCCGGAGTAATTGATCCGTCGTGTCCTTGAATTACTGTTACCGGTTCGCGATAGGTATTGTCTATTAGGATACCAGGTTTAAATTTAGGATATAAACCTAATTTAGTTGGAGTCTCTGGAATATAATTGCCATCGGTATTATTATATTCGTTAATGGTAATTACATCACCATAGTTTAATGTTTTTAAGAATGTAATACCAGCACGAGTAGTATCAAATTGATAATCTGTGCCAAGAGTTTGTTGTATATCATTAATGTATACTAATACAGCACGATTGCTTAATTGAGTATCGCTGAAAATGTTTGTTATTTCGTAGTCTGACTGTTCAGCATTTACTACGGTATATGTAATCACATTCTTCAATGGACCATAGGGCACCATGTCAGAATAATACCATGGGAACGTATTATTTTTTACGCTATTAATACCTTGTAAAATTTTATCTAATGTTCCAGGAATGTCAGCTGACACTATTGATTTTAAGTTTGTTGCAGTTTCTAAAATTTTATTTTTAATTCTGCCATAGTTGTGTCTTGCTAATTCCAGACCTTTTATAAAATTAGCATCTGTGTCAACTAAGAATAACTCACTGTACAATACTGGGCTGGCATTTTGTAAAATATTACCGCCTTGAGCTTTAATAGGTACGTCTCTTAGGTTGTTTTCGCCAAGACCTGAACCTGTTACCTGTGTACTGTTTGACACTAACGATACCAAGTGGTTACGTAGTTGTCCTAAAGTTAACGTATCAAAGTTAGCATTTTCACTGTTAAAATCTAAGTTTGTAGGCACTTGGTAATAGCCCAATGCACTAACATTATTACCATAGATTGCAATGTCAATTTGGTCGCCTGCAACCATTGTAGAATCTTTTACATGAACGTAATAATTAACACCGGCATTACCTAATTGATATTTGCTTGGAGGTAACTCTGCAAAGTTTTTATAAACTTTAATATAAGGTACTGTGGTAGCCGAATAAGGAACCACGTCCACTCGGAAGTATGGATTTGTACCATCGTATATGCCGTTGATTACCTGATACTGCTTGCTGGTTTCTGTTGCAGTTAGCCAGGCGTTGCGTAGGTTATAAGCAGTAAGGCTGTTGTTCTGCTGCAAAGTTCCAGCGGTGTTAATATTTTGATCAACAACACCGGTATAACTAAATTTATCGCTGTCAAAGTTGTTAACAAATTGTATATCACCAACTTGATTAAATGTTCTGTAGCTTAAAGGAAAGCCTAAAATTTGGTCTGGAGTTCCTGTGCCAACTTTATAAGAAAAGATTGGTGTCCCACCAATGGCTGTGCCAAGATTATTTTTAGTAGTAGCAAATGTTGAACCAGGGTATGCTGTAGAATCACCAAGACTGATCCCGTTACCGTCAACAACATCAAACATTGGTGTTTGATTTACTGATACTTTTTGTTGTCCTTCAATCCAAGTAGAGCCATCATACCAATACTGTTTACCTCTATGTGTATTGCCCTGTAATACAATTAAATTACTGTTTGGTGCAACATAAGAATCTTCAGCAGGACTCAATGTAACCAAAGTTTGTTCATTGATGCTGGATAAATTAACATTGAAAATTTGTCCTCTAACTGTAGGATCAAAGTCGTTGGCAAATACCACACGCATACCATCTTTTAAAACTACCCCATCAAGAACAAAGTAATCATTAAGTTCAACAGAGTTACGAGCATCAGTAATGGTGTTATCAAAAATATCAATCGGAGTTTTTGCCTGGCGACCAAAATTGTATAACTGTAGGTCAGCTTCAAACTCAATAATAGCACGGCTGGCACGATATCTCTGCTCCAGTGTAGGTGGAGCATTATTATAAGCAGCAACAGCTTTAATAACATCTATGTGGAACCAACGATTGCTACGAGACCAAGGATTTAAATCCTGGCTGGCACGATTAACAGTAATGTAGTCAGGAGTAGTGATTCCATTGTCTGCGTAAGTTTCAGGAGTTATAAAATCAGTAACATTTAATAATTTAATAGCTGTACCGACACCTTCAACATAATAGGTATTGCCAGCATAACCAGTTGGACTGGCACTGGAATCAAATGTAATCTTTAATCCATTGGTAAATGAAACGCCATTGGGACTTGTATAATTTTTAGCGCCAATAATATCTTTGTCAACATTAAGAGTATTATCATTGATATCAACTAAATTAATTTCGCCTACAAATTTACTGCCCACACCATCTTGATAAAATATAGTAGGCAAGGATGCTGTAATATTTGGTACTAATGTATAGTATCCAAAATCTGCATTTAGATAATAAGTTTCTTCGGCATGTGTTTGTCCGCCGGCAACAAAGACTCTTTGGTTAACACCAACTGCTGTGTCGGGAACTAAATTAACAATGTAATCGCCGTCAATTGGTATTAACTGTAAACGCCATACTCCGCGACGTTGCTCAGCTGGTACCATTCCGCCACCATCAAATCCGCCACTGACATCGTAGCCATAACGGTCAAGCAATCCTTCGGCAGTCCACAATGCGTCATCAATATCTTTGTTTACAAATATCAATGTTTTATTTGACAGCTGACTTATAACATTGTCAATGCCTTTATAATTTTGTACAACTGTGCTTAATAAATGATTCTGAATATTTGTATAGCTAATATCCGTAGCCAGATCGACTGTGGCTACCAATGGCATATAGACATAGTAATCTTGCGCGGTTGTCTGTGGAACATTAAATGTAATAGTGCCAACTTCTGCGCCATTGTTATCAACGCCCAATACATCACGGCTTGATAAATTACTTTGTCCTGTTTTTAAACCCGAAGTTCCAACACTACTTTGAATCCAAAATGGGTAGCCGGGCTGATTAACTATAAATTTATATGTACCACCGCGTGCCAAACGTAATATTGGGTTTGGAGCATCACCGGATCCGGTAAAATGATAACTGCCTGTACTTGGGTCACGTGTTACTGTATATGTTGCTTGTGCTTCAACACCCGATCCAAACACTTGCACTGGGTCGGGCCCAGTAGGCAACCAGTAGTATTGATTAAAGTTTACAAACTTGTCAAAATCAAATAGGCCATCAAAACTGTATGTTTCGCTTTTGAATAATCTGTTTTGATTTTCTGTGTAAGCACCGTCGTGTTTAAGTTGATTTATTAAATCAACATAGCTACTAAAGAAATTAATATCACCAGTTGTTTTATCTTTAACAACTACGCTTGGTTCTAATTGATAATTTTGTCTTAGAGTAGTTGGCTCAGGTTGATAGTTGTCTGTGCTTTTAAATGTAGGCGCAAACTTACGACCTATATAGGCATTAACTTTTCTCAGGTCCGGTGGAGTAACCAACTGGTCCAATGTAGCATTTAGAAATTTCTGATTAGTATTAGTTCTAAATACTTCAGGTAAAAAATTTATAGTTTTTATAGCTGCCATTACAGGGTCCGTTTATTATACAATAGTATTTCCAGCCAGTGTTTGATTAATCTGCGCCGCTGTAATTGCACTGATAATTTGTACATTTTTAGCGGTAGCACAACTAATGATAACTTCGTCGGGGTTAGCATTAATCTGCATTAGTCCGCCAAAGGCTGTGTCTGTGTTTGTAGGAACAATAATAACGCTGGCCACGTTTGGAGCCAATTTATTATGTAGATATGTTGCTAACTCACTAAAATAGAAAGTTTCACCAAAGTCCCAATTAGATGTTGCAAAATAAGCATTAATAGCAGAAATAGTCTGGCTAATAACATCGTTGTCACTAATAGTTAAATTAGGATTCTTAACAATCTTAAAAGTAGCCTGTAGGTTTGGATCTGCTTTGTCACCAAAGACTGGTTTGTATTTTCCAGAGTTGTAAATGATTGTGTCGCTAAGTGCCTTGTAGTTTTCTAAACTCTTAGGACCAGATCCATATGACAATTTCAATTGATCATTTGTTGGCAACATTGGCTCAGTAACAGTCCCGGTAGTATCTTGTATCCATGCCAAATAGGCATTAGAATATTCGGTAGTCAAGATATACAAGTCCATGATATTGTTTGGACTTGGATCGATACGACGATCGTTTGGACTGTTATGTCTGTATTGGAAGTACAACTGTTGACGTCCTACTTCTGCAGAATAATTAGTAGCCAGTGTCAATGTTCTTACGTTAGATGAATCAATTGTCAAAGTGTAAAAGGCATTTTCAGCAGTGGCATAGAATAACTGACCATTAACGTAAAGATTTTGATTAGTTAATATGTTAGTTTTTGTTGCATAATCTGTAACCACTGTACTATTATCAACTGGTGACATAGTTAAAAAATTACCCTGGCTACTGTTTGTTGATTTTACTATTTCAAAGAAAACATATTTCTTATTAGGATTTACCATTGGATCAACAATGTTGTCAAACAAATCTGGGTCGTCTGGAATACCGTCGTTGTTAGTACTTGGGAAAGTAATTAAAACTTGAGTATTGTCAATATAGCCGTCGGAAGCAACAATGTTATTGTAAATTTTCCAAGACTGTGTATGCCCAATTGGGTTTAAACTGTCAGCCTGTGTATTTGTTTTAAGCACGTTAATTTGGTCAATTACTGTTAAACCAGTTTTACTATCAAATACCTTGACATTAGGATCAAAGTAAAAACGTGTTTCGGCAGCACTTTCAAATACGTATTGTAAGCTACGATGTGCTATATTGTAGCTGATACCGTTGTAGGTAAATGCCACAATCCATGAACTGTCAGAGCCAAGTATACTTGTATTACCAGTTCTATCTAAACTGAAATCGCCAAGGTTTAAAAAGTCAGGAGGAATAATAATCCAACTCTGACTTGGCATGTCATATCTAATACCAAAGTTTTTATAACTTTGAATTAGATTAATCATTTGATTTACAAATATTGAATTTGTAAAATCATTTTTAAACACAGGAATAATAGTGTCTAATACCGCTCCAGAAGGAATAACCTGACTTACAGTTATAGTATTGCTGTTTGCAGTTGAGATTACGCTGGCGTAGATATAAGTTTTATCGTGCTCGTATTTTGGTGTACCAGTTTTAATTATGTTTTGTGCATCAAAATACTTGCCATTACCTGCATTAAATCTTAGTAGGGCTCCGGTAACAATATATTTTAATTCGTTGCCGGTTACGTATCCAACATTTCTAATAGCATTGCCAGAGTCAACAATATTACCGGTACAGGTACCCGAATCGGCAGTTTTTTGTGCCCAGATATTAACTCCCGGTGGTGTGTATCTGGTAAAATTAGCATAATAAAAATGTTTTACTTCTGTGCTGTTTAGAATTGGCAAGACAGTATTGTAGATAACATTATTGATATCGTTAATAGACGAAAATGTAAATGTTGAACTTGGTACTGTTGATTGTCTATATAGTATACCGTCTGTACAGAATACGTTGGTGCTGGAATATTTTCCTGTGACATCCAAGACGTCTAAATATCGGCTAATACCTGAACTGGTACGATTAACTGCCTTGACTTTTAGAATGTCATTAAAATTAGTGTATGGGAAAAGATTATAATCTTCTCCTGTAATCATACGATTTTGTGTATAGTATTGTTGTGGTGCTTTAACACGAATACTGTCAATTAGTTCTCGTGTAGAGGAATTAGTTACAGTATAATTTAAACTGGCACTGATGGTTAATGTTTCAACAGTATTATTTTTGCTAACGTAGGCCAATGGAATAACAATGTTTTGCATTTCATCTGGAGTAATTTTATAACTCTGTCCGTTGCTTACACGATAATAAAGTTTAAAGTTACCCTGTGGAATATTAGCAAACGAGCCATCACCAAATACCAAATCAATTTGGTCGTTGCTACGAGTTTTAATCTGATATAGGTTACGGTTAACACTTTGATTATAAATGATGTTGATACCGGCAATAGCAGGAACACTGGACCATATAGTCGATGGGTTGCCGTTATTGTCTAATTGATATAACCAGACGTCAGTGTCATTGATATTATCGTAGTTAACGCTGACACTTCTATTAGGTAAACTTTGTTGTAAATTTAAAGTAAGTGCGTTTAATGCACCTTGTTTAAAATAAACAAAGTAACCGGTATTGATACTACCATTACCTAAATTGTCATTCTGATATAAAATATTAAATTTACCACTGGGTGCCGGACTGGCTTCGTAAACATACGTCTGCCCAACACTGGTAGCACTGACAGCTTCAAAGCCAGTATTGTTTCCGGCAATTAACGCATTAAATCCATATGTAGGCAATACTCCGCCAACTAAATTAACAGAATATTCGCTGGTTAAAATATTATTAATAGTCTGTGTATTCCCCGGGCTACCAATGGCCTGTCCGTTGACCAAGGCCGCATTGAAAATAGCAGTAAATTGTTCTTGCCAATCTTCGTTTGTGGTATCATTCCAATTGATTAATAAATTAGCAAGGTTTAATCCATTGCTGTCAAAGACTGATTCGGTTGTGGTAACGCTGTCAATTTTTAAATAACCCGATGCTGGGGTATTACGTTTGGCATTATAGTTAATTAGGCTGGCTAATTTAAGTATGCTGTCGCGGCGTTCTGCTGTGTCAAAGAAATTTTCACGAGCATTTAAGTCTGTGCGGAATGCTAAACTCTGTCCCAAGAAAGCAATTAGATCTATTAGGGCTACGTACTCACTTGATTCTGTAAAATCGTTAAAATCTTCAGGATAATAATTACGCAAATAGTCAATCATTGACTTGCGAATAGTTTCAAAATCATAGCTTTGGAAATCGGCGTTTTTGAAGCTCTGGTACAGGGTAGTCCAGTCTTGATTCACCAATAAGTTTGTCTGACGTGTTGTTATAGCCATGCGAATATATCCCTTATAGAGTATTTATTACAATTAAAAACAGGGTATATTATTCGAGGTTACTGCGCGGTGAGGGAAGCCGACTGTGCATCAAACTTTAATTGTAGTGCTGTTGTCTGATTAGTAGGGATATACAATAAGTCTATACCTATCTGTATGCCTTGATCGTACTCGTTGATTGTAATGTTTAACAGTTTAGTGCGAGGATCGTAGCCAACTATGGTTTTTACATCGGCTACTATGGCTTGATGAACTACATCTGTCATTGGTTCAAACAACATGGTCCAAATAATAGTACCAAAATTTGGTTGCATGAGCTTTTCGCCTTTGCGTATACGAAAATGATTGATTAAATCTTGTTTAACCAAATTTATATCGCTAAGACGAAACTTTTTGTAACGATCAACGGTACTAAACCCTTTGTATAATGTTGTAGCCATGTATATACTTATCCCGTTTTTATGGTTTAAATGCCGCTAACTGAATATGGACTCTATCTGGGCTTCTAAATGTTCCGCCCCAACGCAGGCCATATTTGGGTAAATCGATAGTGTTACTGACTGACTCGGACTGTGAGCTATCAATAGCTACACCATCTCCGTGACTGTCGTGATAATTTGCGGAACTTCTTGGATTAGTTGGTGTAGTGATACCACCTGCAGTTGGTTTATCGGGCATGTGTCCACCTGCTTGTACCCAACGGTCATATAATCCCTGTTGGTATTCTGCGCTACGATAAGCACTATTGATCATGATCTTCTTGCCAGTGGCCTGTAGATAGGCCTGTGCAGCTTGTAGTAGTGCATCTTGGAACGCTGTGCTTGTTTGTTGGAATCCGGATAATGTTCCCGAACCCGAACCTGCAAATGCCAATACAGCATTTGGATCAATACCGGTCAAGTTAGAACCGTTAGGTGGTTTTCCTCTGTCAGCTGGACTTGGTTGAGCATTAACCGCTAAAATATCAATTGCGTAACGACCGTGATTGAAATAATCCTCTGGTGTACCAGCCTTGCCAATGTTAGCAGGAGGATTATCAACAAAACCTTGCTTACGCCACTGTAGTGCTAAATCAGCACTACGATACATATGAGCCACAAACACCATACCAGCAGCTGTGCATATATCGTCTGACGATACAATACCACCGTTTGCACCTAATGCGGTGTAAAAATCTGTAAATTCATTATTTTGAATAATGTCTTGTTGTTGTTTTGCAGAAACAAAATCGCCCTGACTATTAACTTTGTCTTTACCACTCCAACTTTCGCCATTGCCCAGTGTGCCATCTTGGTATTGTGTAATAGCATCAGGTTTGATATAGCCGGCACCAGCAAGTTCGTCGGCACTGAATTGATATTTTCCAATTTGTGTGCCTGTAAATTTATCATAGGCCCACTGGCTTTCAAAATAACCCAATTCTGCGTGTAATGCTTTGACTTGTAACTGTGTAAAGCTGGGGCTGGCTGTACCAATAGTTGCCGGAGGATCGTATGCTTCTTTGCGATTCATCCACTCCGGAGGGCAAGTGCCCGATACACTCTTGCCTGCTGCCTGCGTTAATCCAACATCTTGTCCACCGGTATTTGCCGAGCCAGCGTTTATTGGTTTGCCAGATCCGTCGGTTACTGTAGCACCCGATCCAGACTGTAATTGCCCCGGTGGGGATTCTGACTTTGCTCCGGCATTGGCCAATGCTTGTTTAACTGCTGCCAAGTGTGTATCAATACTGGTTGCAACCATTTGTACAGTAATTTGTCCAGACTTGGTTGTGTCAAATCCGTGATTGGCATTATAGAATACTGCTGTTTTGTCGTTTTGACTCCAAATAACTTTATCCAATGCCTGCCCAACAGCCGCTGGCCAAAGAATAGTCAGATAGATATCTACTAATCTTGGGTTTGGTGCTTTCTGATTTAGTTTATTAACTTGGAAATATTTTAATACGTAATCGCATTGTGTTACACGATCCATGTTGCGTAGAGACTCTTGTGTAGTTCCGCAGGCTGTGGCAGCAGGTTTACCAAATTGAATTAAACCTGTAAATCCTAAGCTATTGGTAATACCTGGATCCATAGTACCAATGGTTTCTAAATGCATACAGGCCAACATGTCCATGTAATTTAAATTCAATGAGCTGGCTACAGATTTGACCTTGTCAAGGAATGCTGAATCTGTTGTCCAAGGCACTGGTTGTCCGCGAACTTTACCACCATCTAATTTGTTGCCATTGGCCGGTGGCAGAGTATAGCTGGCTGGTGCTTGCCCGTTTTTAATTTCGCAAGTTTTAGCTGCTAAAGTTTTTGTTGGTATAGGGCCAGGTGGTGTGCGTGGGTAAGGTTCGTGTGTGGGTAATGTGGTAACAATACTGGTTACCTGTTGTGGTTTACTTGCCCATTGTCTTGTTGCTGTGTCGTAGCTGGCATCTGGGAATACTGATGTTTGTGGGTTAAATCCTGTGATATTATTGCTACCAGGATTTGAGTTAAGATCTAATGTAGTTCCAGCAATATTAATAGGACCTGTACTGCCAATGCTGGTAGTTGCTGCACCTGTAGTCAACGTACCGCCTGTACCCACATCCATTTTGCTGGCACCGTATAATAGCATGGAGTTAGTGGCACTGGCTCCAATATCTGCTGATGTTACTTTAATGCTGGTTGCAGCATTAAAATTAATTGAGCTTGCTGAATCAATATTAACGTTTGCATCAGAGTAAAAATTTATATCGCCCTCAGAACGTACACTGAAACTTCCACTGTTGTAGATATTCATTGTACCATCTTGATTTAATTCTATCCAGTTTGAACCCGCCGAGTTAATGATGTATAGAGTTTGCTCTTTATCATTCATTAATATCTCGTGGCCACCAGCACTACGTATACGAACTAACTGATCTGTTCCTTCAACATCGCCGTCGTCCATAACAAAAGTATGTCCACCTTTACGTGCAGACACAGCATAGTCTTTTTCTGTAATAGTACCGTCGGCTAATTTTTTACCGTATTCAGGATCTTCAGCAGGATCGTTGCCATATGCGCGGCCTGGGGTACTAATACCAAATACATGGCTTGGGCTTTCGCGTTGACTTGTAGAACTTGTTGCACCACGTACAGGATCTTTATCAAGACCTTGTTGGAATAGTATATTAGCTTGCCATTCGTGTACCGGTTTTGGATTATTAAAGAAGGTAGAAGTAAATGCAGTTGCTTCGCTGTCATTGTATTCAACCACAGGCAAACTTTGTCCTGTTGTAATACTTGCACCAATTATATCACTGACATTACCTGTATCAACTTTGTTGCCGGCTGCAATACCCGGCACCATCCAGTGACTAAGTGTAGGATTTACACAGGCAAACCAAAATCCACGATCGGGGTCACCATTGACAAACGTACATAGAACTTGGTTATTAATATCAGGTGGCACCATCCACATACCATAGGTATGATTTGTAGTGGTAAATTTATTATTTGCAACCGCATCGCCTACAAATGTAGCACCAAAGAATGGGCTGGCATAAGAAACTGTTTGCCAGAATTTTTCATCTGTTTGATCACCACCAAAGTCTGGAATCCATACACGTAGTCGGCCTCCGCGAATAGGGTCTTTGTTGTCTTTGACAACGCCCATATAAGTAGCCGTGTCAAATTTTTGCCCAGCGGCTGTGTCGCGAGCAGCCCATTTAGGCAATTTTGATCTGGAAACTTTATCTATTGGCATTAAAAAATCCTGTTATGTGTACTTATTTGTTCTAAGGCCCATTAAACAATAAGGGTACCGTCGGTGTTACTGTTATCACCAATTGGTTCTGTTGAACCCCCATCAACGACTGCTACTAATCCATCGTCGCTGTTGCCTGCTTCAACTGTTGGGTCAACTGTCAATTCTGTTGGGTCTGGCTTGGGTGTTGGAAAATCTTCTTCCCAGGCTGGAGTTTTATTTCCGCCTACTATGTCAGCAAGTTTTCCATCTGGTAGAGCTTTGTCAATTGATTTGCCCGAGACCTTGGAACTTCCATTTAAAACAAGTGTTTTTAAATCACTGTTTATTGATGCCAGTCGAGAACTGCCAGTGGTAGTCGATGCCGATGTTGGAGAAGTACCATCGCCAGGCTGATTTGGTTGGCGATACATTTTTAACGATTGCGTAAACTTGCCGTTATGGAACTCACTATCAACAGTTTGAATACAGTAGAACCCACTGAATGCTGCCTGGGATTCTGTGCCATAATAGCGTAGTTGTCCGCGCGGATTTCCTTCTGGCATGATGTCAGCAGCTGATTTAAAACTTACATTGCAAAAAATCTGTCCTGAATCCATAGATAAACTGCCCGAGGCGCCATTGACTCTGCCCTGGCCCGTGTCGCCACCTGTAGTACCCGGTCCAAACAATACATCATCTTGTTTGATAAAATCAGGGTCGCCAATGATTCTTACGTCTAAGTTTATCATGTCGCCGCCAACATAGGTATAAAGATTATCTTTAAAACTTTGACTGTTTTGCGTGTCAGCTTTGGTAATTGCACCACCGCCGCTGGTAGCAGATCCGGCTACTAATACTTTTTTAGTTGGCGCAGGATTTTGATATCCTACTTGTTTTTCTGATTTACTCTTGGTAGTATCTTCTTCAGTTGAGCCTTTATATTTTGCTGTGACTTCTTTTTGTTTTTTATCTATTAAGACAGCATTAAAAAACAATGCATTAAAATCAATATCAAAATTAATAATATCTCTATTTTTTCCAGTATAAAAATATTGGTAATCTTTAACAGCGTGTGGCAATTTTGATTTGGCGGCACGCGGATCTCTGCCGTTATAATAAAGATAAGGAGTAATATAAAAAGTTACGTGTTTGCCCCAGGTCTGGCGTGTTTCGTCAAATTTAGTAATTTCAAGTTTGGGCACTACCTTGTACCAATAGACAGGTTTGTCGCCTAATGCTTTGCTAAGATTTTCTGCGCTGGATCTTGCGTCTGACGTTGAGGTTGAGGTTTCTGTTTCAACCAATTGGTTTGTTATGTACTCGCTGTTGGTTATAACTTGATCTATTACAGATACAATACTTGTGCCAGCATTGATTGTAAAAGTCTGGGTATTCATTGTATCGCCTTGAGCCGCAGGTGTTTTTGCACTTTTCTTTGGATCGTTGTTGGTTGCATTTGCGTTTGTACCGGCTTTATCGTTAGAAGATGCTGGTGTTTTTGACACGTCTGTTTTATTAGGAAATGCTACTTTGGCATTTTTAATAGCGTTAGGTGGCAGTCCATTGATGTTTGCATCCATTATTACAAAAGAAATACTGTCGGCTACTTCCTGGTCGCCACCCTCTAATGCCGCTTGTTGCCAAGCATTATAAGCAGCCGCCAAACTGTTTGTTTTAATAGTAGGCGTTATTGGAGTTGGCGTTGTGTCTGTTGCGGCAGCTGCTGGGTCGGCTGTTGTCTGCCCTGTGGTGTTGCCATTTACATCAACCGCAGGGGGATCATTGACTGGCTGTGCAGATTTTGGTGCAGGTGCTTTTGCTGTATTTTTTGCCGGGTCTACTTTACCAGGACGCTTTTTGTCTGGGTTGGCTGCATAATAAGCATCCATTGCCGATGCGGTTGTTGCTGTATCGGTGTCGTTACCATTGAAGTAGTCACCAACAGTTTTAGCAGTTACTTCAACAGCAGATTTAATTGTTTGAAAATTTTGTGTATAGGCCTGATGATTGTAAGGAGTAGCCTGTACCTGATACTCAGTTCCTTTGACGCTGTTGCGTATCTTCATTTCTCTCAGGTTAATAGGAAACCACTTGGTCAACGGGTTTAATAATACCTGGCCGCTGTCGGTATAGGCAAAGAAATTAATTTCCAAAACATACGGAACTTCTAAATAGTTTTGTATACGTACTTCATATTGACTAAAATCCAATAGTCTATCTATTAGCGTCATACCATATGGCTCAATGATAGTAAAAGATAAATCAATGCCATTGGTAGCCTTGGTTTCCGCTGTTGGCGCAATCACCGTAGAAATTTTAAGATCTTCAAAATAAAAGTCATCTTTAAAATATGCACTTCTACTGTTTTTATATCTACTGGCAGAACTTATTAAGGTCAACGATGGTCTCCAGCCTTTTGGATTGTCTACCAATTGAGCATAGTCTGCCGGAGTCAATGCGTGTAATGTTAATCCATATGTATAGCTGGGATATTGATGTAATAGATTTACGCTGGAAACATAGCCTTGTCCGCTACTGTCTGTACCTATGCTTTGTCCGGCATTAAGAGTACCGCCCATGTTACTGGGTAGTTTACCGGCCATGCTACCAGTTGACTTTGGATTAAATGTTGCCGAGTCTTCGCTGTCCCAGGCATTGGGATCTGCTGGGTTAATTGGTTTTTCGTTGGGATTTACTGTGTCAGTGTTATCTGCCGGAGGATTATCTTGTGCTTGTATTTCTTCTTCAGACAGCGGTGTAGCAGAAGAATTTGACCCAGAGTCTGTTCCAGTATTTTGTGTGCTGGCATTGGCAGAAGGGTTTGTTGCATCTCCTGCTGTTTCTGTTGATGCACCAGATATTTCGCTTGCTGTCTGTGCAGAGTCAGCATCAAGTATTGTTTGTTGATCAGCCTGTGACAACTGGCCAAATTCTATATCTTGACCAGTGTTGGGATCTTTAACAACTGTATACTTGGTGAATATAGCCATGGATTAAACTCCCAGGCTGGCGGTTAAGGTATTCTTATTAGGTATGTAAATTATTACGCCTGCACGAAAATCTAACAATGGATCCTCAATGGCGTTGGGGTTACGAGCACGAAACACCCACCACAAGGAACTATCTCCATATAAGTCGTAGGCTAATAAATCAGGTCTATATTGATAGGTATTATTAATTACATAAACAACGTCATCGGGTTGCTTATCAATTGGTCTGTAGTCTAATATATCTAAAAACTTCCCAAAAGAAGGTGTGCTATAATAAGGACTACTGCGACTGTAATTTGATGTTGAAGCCATTAAATGAATCCTGCTATATCTGTGCCGCCTGTACTTTGTCCTATTAGTTGTCCTGATGCAAACTGATTTAAATTAAATCTATTGTAAACATTTTGACGACTGTAAACAGGTTGTACAGTAACACTAATGGTACTTGTAGTTGGTAATCTCGATACGTAGTTACCTAAAGTGTTTGTAGGTATTTCTAAATAGTCAACGTCGGCCGGCATATTATGTGTAAACGATTTAACTATGCAACTAACGTGGGGGAAATAAAAATCTCCGTAACCGTCTAAGAATAATATTGGTGGAGGATTTCCTGCCAATTGATCTGCACCAAAAAACATCTTGGTACAGGTTCTAAAGAAGTAAATTGCCGCCATTAAGTATTGGCCTTCGGCAATGTTCTGCACAGTAAATTCGCCAGAAATATTTATTTCTGCCACATCCGAGCCTTCGTAGAAATAATTCTTATAATTACTATGTGTGAGCGATTGTTCTTGATAGCGAGCATTGTGTGTTACTGCAACAGTAGGAGTGTATGGAAAAACCACACCGTTGCCTGTTCGGCTAAGTGGTGCTAAATTTTGTCCATTCATAATAGCTGGAAAATTAACCGGAAGGCTTAGTCTAACACGCCAATCTTTTGCTCGGCCACCATTGATGTTTATAGTGGGAGTTGAATTTAGCAAGCCCAGGCCAGTTGAGCCTCCACCAAAATTTAATCCAGCACTTAACAGTCGATTTGCACTGACGTTGATTGCCCCGGTAATAGAATTAGTTACGTTATTGAAGTCAGCAGCCAACCCGTTACTAACAGAGTTTACTACATTGTCAAACCCGGAACTAAATGCCGAAGTATCAAAAGAAGGTGTATCGTCAAAAAGACCCATATGCTAATGCCCTAATATATAATATTTATTCAAAAAATAAACGGCTATTATTAATCGGTTGACACAGGATATGTAATATGTTAGTATGCACTAACTTGTCGGGAGACATCATTAAAATGAAACACAATTATTTAAACAACAAAGACATACTCAAAGAAATACACAAAAGTAAAACTACCTACTGTAGCTATACCAAACAAGAGTATGCGGATTATGATATTATTTTACCATCGGTAGAAAAAATCAACAAAAAGAACACGTTAGAGGCACGTAAAAACCGTGCTGAACGATTGGCTAAATTAGCACACGAAGAAGCTACCAAAGATGGTGTTAAGCGTAAATTAGACGAATTTGAAGTTAAACTCAAAGATGTCCCTGACACAGATGTAGTATTCCGAGTAATGACTTGGGATCATATTCCAGTTGACGATGCTAAAACTAAAAAAGCACGTATGAATGCCTTGGAAATTGAAGATGACGAGGATCCGTTATTAACTGAATACGACGAATTAGACACTACTCATACCAAATACGTCAAGGTAAACTTTCCTCCATTCCAACACTATAAATTAAACGACCAAGGCGAACCCGAACTTGTGGGTAAAAGTCATTGGGCCGGTGGATTAAAGACCGGCAAGTTTAGCAAAGATCACGGCAAGATGACTCCTAAACTGGCTCATATGTTTATTAAATTATGTGAACGCTATGCTACACGTAGCAACTGGCGTGGTTATACCTACAATGACGAAATGCGTAGTCAAGCACTCTTACAGTTAAGTCAAATTGGTCTACAGTTTGACGAAGCTAAGTCACAAAATCCATTTGCTTATTATACAGCAGCAATTACAAACTCATTTACTCGTGTTCTAAATATTGAAAAGCGTAACCAAAACCTACGCGATGACATTATGGAACAGAATGGCTTGATGCCAAGCTATACACGCCAGGGCATGAGCTCCGGTGGTGGACAATGGGGTAGTGGTGGTGGTGCAAGTCACGACTCGGACGAATAAGTCTTTGACTTCGCTCATTTAATCCTCTATATTAGTATACTATGACTAACCTTTTTAAGAAGGCGGCTGTGTTTACGGACATCCATTTTGGATTGAAGTCGAACAGTACGCTACACAACGAAGACTGTTTAAATTTTGTAAAGTGGGCAACTGCTAAAGCCCGAGAGGAAGGATGCGACACCTGTTTGTTTTTGGGTGACTGGCATAATAATCGTGCCAGCATTAACATCCTTACGCTACAATACAGTCTACAAGCACTGGAGCACCTGAATGCTAACTTTGATCAAACATACTTTATTCCAGGCAACCATGATTTGTATTATCGCGATAAGCGTGATGTACAAAGTGTGGAGTGGGCCAAACACCTTACTAACATCCATATTTGTAACGATTGGACTACTATCGGCGACGTCACTATTGCTCCGTGGCTTGTGGGCGACGACTTCAAACGATTAAAGAAGCTCAAAGGCAAGTATATGTTTGGGCACTTTGAACTGCCTGGATACTTGATGAATGCTATGGTAGCTATGCCCGACCACGGCGAAGTGGATCCAAAGCACGACTTAGCCGGATTTGAGCATGTGTTTTCCGGACATTTCCATAAGCGACAGACTCGCGGCAATGTGACTTATTTGGGCAACTGTTTTCCACATAACTATGCCGATGCCGGCGACGATGACAGAGGCCTTATGATATTAGAATGGGACAAAGACCCTGTATACTATGCCTGGCCTGATCAGCCCATGTATCGTGTGTTTAATTTGTCGGATGTGCTCAAACACACAGAGGCCATGCTAAAACCAAATATGCATGTGCGTGTTAATTTAGACATTGATATTAGCTACGAAGAAGCTACTTTTATCAAAGAAACATTTATCGACACTTACAACTTACGTGAAATTACGCTTATCCCTGCCAAGGTTACCGACTTAACTGATTATGAAATACAGGGCAATATCGAATTTGAATCAGTTGATCAAATTGTCTACGGGCAGTTAAGCAGTATCGAAAGCGAACAATTTAATAAAAATTTATTGTTAGACATCTATAGGAGTTTATAATGGAAGTCATCAGTCGTGATTACGTCACGCAGAATTTATCTTATCACGATCAAAAAAATACATTTACTAACCAAGAGTTAAACGACAATATCAACTTTTGGAAAATTATACTATTTGAAAAATATCATATGCGACCCGGCATGAGTATTGGCCTGGTCGATCAATCTGTTAGTTTTACCTATACTTCTTTATTTTTTGCTGCAGCAGAGTTGGGATTAAAAATTTTAATTTTTCCCGAGAAGCCAACACGAGAAGATGGCTATTCAAGCAAAATGGAAACTTTGGTAAAATCCTGGGGGTTTGTTGATTTAATCTATTACGATAATGTAACTAAAAATACTCCCAGTCTGGTAAACATGTGCCGGCGTTACAGCACAAAAACCATGCAGGAAGATATTTTTCACGAGTATACTATTGATAATCCAGCGACTTTTAATAACGTATCTACTAAGATTTTCTCTGCGCCGGATGATGTTTTATTATGGACTACTTCCAGCGGTACTACCGGTGAGCCAAAATTATTAACATACACACACCAACAACTCTATAGAATTGGTAAACGTAATGCCGTTGTACTTGATTTAAAAAATCAACGCATTGCTCATGTACGCAATATGCATCATGCAGCTGTATTAATGGCTAATTTTTTACCGGGTTTTGCTGGTGCAGACGAACATTATCAATTTGTCAGTCAGTTTACCGATGATGTTGAGGAGTTTGTCAATTTCGTCATTGCAAACAAAATTTCTCGATTGATGTTATCCTGGAAATCTATGTTGGACAACATGTTAGATTACATGATTAAAAACGAAATGCAATTTGAACACAGCATTGATATTATTGTTGGTGGGTACTATATCACTCCAGACTATGTGGAAAAAATACAAAAGGTTCGAGTTGCACGTCTACGTAGTATGTTTGGTGGCAACGAGACCTGTGGGCCTATCCTATTAAGAACTATAGACGCAACAATCACAACAGACAATTATCAAATAAACTATATGGGCAATACTGTTGACCAATTTTTTAACGTCAACATTGTTGATGGAAAATTATCCGTGGGTTGTCCAGCTCTTTATCCGCAGACTATTCAATTGGAAGATTTGTTTGCCGGCAATAGTGTAGATGGTTACACACACCTTGGGCGTTCGAACTTTTATCGTATTAACGAAACAGATTTCCAAATCAGTGAACTTGCTGATATTGTAAATCAAAATGGTGTTTCTGCTGACGTGGTAGTAGATGTGGCATATCAAAAGATTTATATTGCGGTTTGGCAAGGACAGATTAATTTGGATGACGTTAATTCAAAGTTATCAGAAAAGTTCAGCCGACTACAATTTGATAAGGTTGCTTATCTAAATAAACAAAAATACGAAGAATTCAAACTTGACCACGAATCGCTAAGACAAGATTTTAGAAAAAACTAAAATTGACTATTCAGAAAAATAAATCTATACTTGACTAATGTTTAAAATAAAAGATCTAACCGTTAAGAATTTTATGAGCGTGGGTAATACCACTCAGGCAGTAAACTTTGATCGACAAGATCTCACTTTGGTCTTGGGCGAAAACTTAGATTTAGGTGGCGACGACACAGGAGCACGTAATGGTACGGGTAAAACCACTATTATCAATGCACTCAGTTATGCCTTATATGGCAACGCACTTACCAACATCAAGAAAGATAATTTAATCAATAAAACTAACCAAAAGAATATGATGGTTACTATTGATTTTGAAAAGGATGGCGAAAGCTATCGAATCGAACGTGGACGTAAACCCAACACAATGAAGTTCTTTGTGGGTAGCGTTGAACGAGAAATTACCGATGATGCACAAGGCGATTCAAGAGAAACACAAGCAGAGATAGAACGTATGTTAGGTATGAGTCACGACATGTTCAAACATATTGTGGCACTTAATACCTATACTGAACCATTTTTAGCACTTAAAGCCAATGATCAACGTACTATTATTGAACAGTTGCTTGGTATCACTATGTTGTCTGAAAAGGCTGACAGATTAAAAGAAGCTAATAAGGCTACCAAAGATGCTATTACTGCCGAAGAAGCTCGCATTAAAGCAGTAGGCGATGCTAACAAACGTATTGAAGAACAAATAGAATCGTTAAAGCGTCGACAAACATTGTGGGTGACTAAACATGCAGAAGAGGTACAGAAATTACAAACGGCGCTTGAAGAGCTACAGAAGATCGACATCGCGTCCGAGATTCAGGCACACCAAGCGTTTAAAACGTGGGATCAAACTCGCAAGAATATCAATGAACTATCGTCGGCGATTGCGAGATCCAAAATGGATGTCGCCCGCGAAGAAAAAACTATTACTAAGATCACAGCAGAACTTGTTTCGTTGGAAAATCATACGTGTCATACCTGTGGACAGGAATTTCATGACGAGAAGCACCAACAGGTATTGGGACAAAAGCAGAGAGATTTGGCTGGAGCAAAGGAGTCAGCGGAAGCACATGCTGCCACACTGGCTGAACTACAGTCGGCTCACGATGGGCTGGGCCGTTTAGGTCCTCGTCCAGAAACATTTTATGATAAAGAGTCTGATGCTATTCATCATCAAGCCACAGTTGATAGTTTGATTACACAATTAGCTACCAAGCAGGCCGAAGAAGATCCGTACACAGAACAAATTGCAGAAATGCAAACGCAAGGCGTAGAAGAAATTAAATTTGATATAATCAATGATCTAACAAATGTAAAAGATCATCAGGAATTTTTGCTTAAACTATTAACAAACAAAGATTCGTTTATTCGTAAACGTATTATTGACCAGAATTTAAGTTACTTAAATGCCCGCTTGGGACAGTACCTTGATCGTATTGGCTTACCACACACCGTTAAGTTCAACAATGATCTTAGCGTAAGCATTACGGAATTGGGAAGAGATTTAGACTTTGACAACCTATCACGGGGAGAACGTAACCGCTTGATCTTATCCTTGAGCTGGGCGTTCCGAGATGTTTGGGAAAGTTTATATCAGCCTATTAACTTGTTGTTTATTGACGAGTTAGTTGACAGCGGTATGGATAGCTCGGGCGTGGAAAACAGCCTGGCTATCCTGAAAAAGATGAGTCGCGAAGCTAACAAGTCAATTTGGTTAGTGTCGCACAAAGACGAACTTGCAGGGCGTGTAAACAATACTCTGCACGTTGTTAAGGAAAACGGGTACACAAGTTACAATACAGATGTAGATATTGCGTAATTTCAAGACTATATTACTATCATGTTACAGAGAGATAACTACAATGCATGTCATGGTTATTCGAAAACTCTATTGTAGAAATTTTACCCGAAGATTGTGTCGGATTTGTTTATTTGATCACTAATAAACTGTCTGGCAGGAAATATATTGGCAAAAAATTAGCAAAGTTTAGCAAAACTACGTATCGTATGGTTAAACTAAAGAATGGCAAGAAGAAACGCAAGAAAATTAAGGGTAAGATAGACTCGGATTGGCAAACATATTATGGCTCAAATATTGAATTAAACAAAGATGTGGCTGAATTAGGCATTGACAATTTTACAAGAGAAATACTATATTATTGCAAAAGCAAAGCAGAATGTAGTTACATAGAAGCAAGAGAACAATTTAGACACCAAGTCTTAGAATCAGATGATTATTATAACGGACATATTCAAGTCCGTGTCCATGGCTCCCATATAAAAAATAAATTAGGCAGTTAAGACTCGCACAGGTCAACATCATGTGTCTAAGACAAGGGATTTAACTATACCCGGACGGAAGCCTCTCTGCGCCCGAGAGCACTCAATCAGTATCCTTAACAGGACCCGGATCGCATACGCCTATAAGCGGTTTGATTGTTTGAAAAGTATTAGGAAAAGGCTAAAAGAGTGAGGAAATCTCACACGTTTGTAAATGTGTTAGCGTATGTTTACAAACCGCCGTTGTATAAAGACAGAACGAGCAGGTACCGGACAACCGCCTGTGTATACGTAAGTATGTAGTTCTAACGCTAAGTGATTGTGCTACTCGGATGATGCTACAATTTCATTTTGCCCCTTTAGCGGGCAAAGTGTGACTGATAAATCTGGATGATACTGAAAAACATCAATAATAAAAAAAATGTTGTGAGCAAAGCGAAACAACAGATCTCGTTAGAGATCTTAAAAGAATGGCAATCCTGACTTTTTAGTTGTTTCCATATTTTCTTTAATGATCTTGTTAATAAGTTCGCGTTCTTCCTGAGTGAGCATAAATGCCTCATCATAGGTAATGCCACCACGCATATACCAACACATTCTTAATAATTCTTCGCGTAAGGCTTTTGATTCTCTATCGTATCGGTTAAGCAACGTTATGATATCTTCGTTGCTGAGAATCAAAAGCCTTTGCCGAAAAAACTTGAGTAATCAAAATCAATTGAAAGTTTAAATGAAGCGTCGCAGGATGTACATTTTACATCCACTGGCTTGATACTAATAACATTGGCAAATTCTTGTATTCTATCTTGAATTTGTTTAAGGACATTAGTTTCAGCGTTGGCATAGTATTCTCTAATAAACGCTGGGTTTGTTACTTCGTCTGACCCATCAACCGTAATGCTTTCTGTACAAGCAGCTACATTTTCTACACTTAATTCGACCATGCGTTGCACATGTCCGTTGAATTTGATTTTTCTCTCCTCGTCTGGCATATTTTCATCCTGGAGAGTCTGTATCAATCTTTGTTCTTCATAGGTAATACTTCCAGCTTTACTGACCTGGCGATAAGTCATTGGTTTTAATTTAACACTTATCTCGTTGCTAACATTAACTGGTTGACTATAATCGGGCATGACAATTTTATCTAATGCATCGCTTAAATTAACATCGTAGTCGTGTTCTTCACCGCAATGGGGGCATTTTGAGCTAACTGGCATATTTGGTCCATAGCTGGCAATACGTATAGCAATTATGGTGCTGTCCACATCAACGCTGGGCATTTCCCAGGCATTTTTAATGTTAGGGCAACAACTCTGCACAACCTGTACTACGCTGGTACCGTCGATTAAGGCATCGGGTGTTCTTAGCACAATTTCGTCTTTGGCAGTCATAGGATATACTGGAATTTTTCCATTAACTGGTAACTCGAGCGAGCCGTCTTTCCAATACTTTCCCCCACTGGTTAGTGTTATGTAAACAGAAGGCTGGCGAAAATGTTTAGCTAATGGGTTTACATTAGCATTATTTGGTAATTGAGGCATATTTTTTCCTATAAATATAATTGATATACTTAGATATTTATAGGTAAAAATGCCCACCGAAGAAGAAAATAAAGCCAAAGAAACGGAACTGTTAGAAAAAACTACCAAGTCCCGTGAAAAGGAACTTCAAGAAATTGACAAGATGCGTAAGCAATACGCAAAATTGATTCTTGGAGTTGAAGATGCTACAGACGAATTCCAGTCACTGAGCCGCGGTTTAGGCTATATGAGTGGACGAGTTATCGGCCAGGTTACTTCTGGATTTTTACAAGTAGCCCAAGGTGCTATGGCCAGTGGTGATGCATTTGCTGCCGCCGGTGCTGGCATGAAGATGGCAGTAGATACTGTCAATACCGGTGTACAGGTTGGCGCACAAGCATTAATGTCAGCAGGCGAAGACCTGAAAAAAGCCGGTAAACCCGGTGGCGCTGCGTTAGTTGCTGTAGGTCAAACTGCCAGTGTTGCTGCCAATGCTTTAGCAAGTTTAGCTAAAACTGGCATAGACTTTATGATTTCTCAAACTGGCAAGATGATTGCCAGTTATCAAAAGATGGGACAAGCCGGCGCAATCTATGCCGGTGGCCTGACAGCAATGACCAAAACTGCCCAAGAGGGTGGTATGACTCTGGAGCAAATGAGTGCAGCCACTGCGGCCAATACTGATGCATTAACACGTTCGGGTCTGGGTGTGTCCGCTGGTAGCAAACGTATGGCTGAAGCCATGGCTGCTGGTGGTAAAGAAGCTCGTCAGGGTATGTTTGCTCTTGGTATGAACATGGAAGAGCAGGCTGACGCATACGCTACAACCATGCAACGTATGGCAGGACCAATGGGCAAACTCAATGCTTCTAATGCGGAGGTTGCTGCCCAAACAGAACAATATGCACGTGATTTAAAATTAATCTCAGATTTAACTGGTAAGAGTGCTAAAGAACAACAAGCACAAGCAGACGCAGCCACTTCATCAATGCGTATGCAAATTGAGCTACAAAAAATGGATCCAAAAGCTCGTGCTGACTTTATGGATGCTTTACAGGGAATGACCAAAGAAAGCACCGCGGCTATACAAGATCGTATGGCACACTTTGGCACAGTAACAGATAAAACAACGGCCGTAATGGAATCTGTTAGCCCTTCGTTAAAGAAGATGCACGAAGAAGAATACCAATTGGCCAAAGCAGGTAAACTTACAGCCGAAAAGGAAATGGAGTTACGTGCCAAGTACGGCGAACAGATTAACAAAGAAATGGGCAATCAAGAAGCACTGGCCAATGCCGCTGCTTCGTCGGGCACTAACTTAGGCGACTTGAGTGCTCGTGCCGGTGAGTTAATGAAAGAAAACTCTAAGGTACACGAAAAGGGTGTTAAAGAAGCCGAAGAAAGAATTAAACAACAACAGCAAGCTGGCAAGGACGGCAAGGATGTTGGCGCAAACCTACAACAAACGCAACAGGACTTTGCACTAAAGCTACAACAAATTGCAATGGAAAATCTTCCACAATTTTCAAAAGCACTTGAAAGTTACGCTAAAATAATTGGCGAAGCTGTTGGCTTTTTAGGCAAAGGTGGCGGTGGACTATTTGATTTTTTAAACAGTCTTGGCGGTATTATTTTAGCCGCAGTAGTGCCAGCATTGATTGGAGTAGCCACTGGGGCAATGATGCGCGGCGGTGGTGCCAAAGGTGTTGTTGGTACAGCTGCTGAAATAGCCGGAGGTGGTGGAGGTGGTGCAGGCAAGGCAGCACAAGGTGTTGGTGCTGGCATTGGTGAAGGACTAAGCGGAATTGGTAAAGGCATTGCATCAATTGGCGAAGGCGCCGGCAAAGCCATTGGCGGAATATTAAAAGGACTTGCCGACGGCTTGGCTGCGTTGGGAAATCCTAAAGTACTATTAGGTACGGTTTCATTGGTTGGAGTAGGTGCTGCTATGTTTGTAGCTGGCAAAGGATTCCAGCAATTCCAAGGACTTGATTGGGAAAGTATTGCCAAAGGATTAGTTGGATTAGGTGCCGCAGGACTTGGTGCCGCTGCCTTGGGTGCATTAGCTGTACCAATGGCATTGGGTGCCGCTGCCTTAGTATTAGTATCAGCCGCTACCTGGGGCTTTGGCGCCGCAATTAAAACTCTACCGGACAATATTGCTGAACAAGGCGAAGCAATTGGCCAGGCTATTAAAGCCATGTGGGACGCACCTATTGTTAGAATGGGATCAGCTGGTGCAGCAGCCTTGGCTGCAATTGGAACAGTTGGATTATTACCTTTAAGTTTAGGGTTAACTGCTTACAAAGCCGCAGGCGGTATTGGCACTTTGGCAACTGATATGCAGACCATACAGTCACTGGACCCAGACAAACTTAAAGAAGTTGCCAAGGGCATTGCTGCCATTAAAGAAGCACAAAGTCCAAGTTTTGTTGACATGGCTAAAAATGCTGTTGCTGGTGCATTTGATAAATTAGCCGGGGGTGGTGACAAATCGTCGGACTCTCCGGGCGCTAAACCTCCTGCAAACGATTTATTAACGGCTGTAAATAATTTAGCCAAACTATCGGCGGAACAAATTAATCAACAAAAACAAATGCTTACGTACTTACGAGACCACGGAGAAACGAGCAAAAAGATTCTTCACGCCACCCAGTAATTTTAATAAATATACAACAGAGGATAAAAAATGGCTGGATGGAAAAAATACTTTAAGACAAGTAATATAGCAGGTGGGATGAGTCCTATTAGTGGCAATAGTGGTATGCCCACACCAGCGTTTACTAAATTTGGCAGTAGCTTACCAGAAGTATATATTGGACACCCAAACCGTATTGAACGTTATAATCAGTACGAGCAAATGGATATGGACTCGGAAGTTAATGCCGCGTTAGATATTCTTGCAGAATTTTGTAGTCAAAAGAACGACGAAAACTTAACAGCATTTGATGTACACTTCCACGAAAAGCCCACAGATAACGAAGTTAAGATTATCAAAGAGCAACTACAGCAGTGGGTTAATCTTAACGAACTAAACAAACGTATTTTTAAAATTGTTCGTAATACTATTAAGTATGGCGATCAAGT